TCACCGCCCCACCAGGATCTGCCTGAGCAACCCCCGCAGCACCGGCGTCACCACCGCCAGCCCCGCGTCGACCACCGCCTCGCCCAGCCGCTCGCGCGTCACCCCTTCGGGACACTCGCGCAGGCAATGCCAGAACAGCGCGACGACCTCGCCGATCCCCAGCTTCCCCTCCGCCGCGCGCTCGACCAGTCCGAACAACGGTCCCAACTCGCCCTCCGCCGCGACCAGCGCCGCAAAGCTGGGCCGCAGCACCAGCTCCTCGCCGCCGACCCGCAGCGAAGCCTCGCCCCGCACGATATTTGCCTGTGTCATGTTTTCCCTCCGTCACCCCGGCCTTGAGCCGGGGTCCCGCTTCTTCGGGCCGTGCGCGGCCAACCCGTCAGACGGAGACGGCTACGCCAACTCCGCTGCCCGGCTTGGCCGAGTCCTCGGCCAGCTCCGCTGCCCGAGGCTCAGCTGGCAGCCACCACCGCGCCGGAACTCTCCAGCGACAGCGTGTACGACCGCTCGCCGTTGAAATCCCCGGCATAGTCCAGCCGCGTCACCAGGAACCGGCCGGTCATCGTCTCGCCCCCTTCGAACGTCAGCCGGTAGTCGTCCAGCACCCCGGTCAGCGCGTTCGCCTTCACCCGAGCCTCCGCCGCCGATCCGGTGAACACGCCCGCGCCCGACACGGACACCGATCGCACCCCGGCTCCCGACAGCAGCTGCCGCCACCCGCCCGAATCCTTGGTCGTGACCACCACCGCCTCGCCGTTCACCGACAGCTGCGTCGTCCGCATCCCCGCCACCGTCGCGAAGGACGGAGTCCCGGAACTTCCTTGGGCCCCGTCCCCCACCTTCAGCAGAAACGCCGATCCCTTCTCCACCGCCATGTCCTGTCTCCTTCTTGTTGACCTCCCCGGCACGGGGAGGCGGACCGCTCGCAAAGCGAGGGGTGGAGGGGCAGCCCCAAGCAGGCTCGCCCGGGGGACTGCCCCACCACCACCGCCTTTGGCGGAGCGCAGGGTCGAACCGTCCCCCGGACGGTTCTCGAACGCGCGGGGCGCGTTCGACCCTGCACTCCCCCTCCCCGTGCCGGGGAGGTAAAATCAGCCCACGTCTCGCCACATCCTGACCAGGAACTCGCTCGTCCCCACCCACCGCTCGCCCTTGCGCACGACCCGCGACCGCTGCAGCCGCATCTGCACCACGCGCCATCCGCCGCCGATCGCGGGGTCCATCGCCGTCACCGCCGCCTCCCCCGCCTCCACGATGCCGCGCAGCCGTACCGGCCGCTCGCCCCCGTCATGGAAGGTGACCGCGAGCACCCCCTCGCGCCCCTCCCAGGTCGCCGTGCTCCAGTCGCCGAGCCGCGCCTCCTCGACCACCGCGTGCGGCACCGCGCCGCGCACCGGCGGCGCATCAAAGGCCTTCAGGCCCGCACGCTCCAACGCGGACACGACCGCGGCGGACAGCACCTCCCGCGCGCTCATTTGCGCGGACTCCCCACCCGCACCCGCCGCCACGGCCGCCACAGCGCCGCGATCGCCGCAGGCGGAGCCACGCCAGCCTCCCGGTGCTCGAACAGCCAAGCGGCGAGCAGCGCGCACCCCTGCGCCACCGCCGCGGGCGCCGCGTCCCACGTCGCCGCCAGCCCCGCACGGTAGGCGACGCTCACCACACCCCCGCCGACGCCGCGCACCCAGCCGACCCCATCCGGATCGATGTCGACCGCGAGGCCATCCGCAGTGATCTCCGTCACCGGCTCGGCCAGCAGCCGGTGCCATCGCCCGTCCGCCGCCACCCGGTCGGTGAACGGGCGCACGATCAGCCGCTGCCCGGTGAACGCCTCCGCCAGCAGCACCGCGGTCCGCGCCAGCCGCTCGACCAGCGCGTCCTCCCCCGTCCCTTCGACGCGCAACTGCGCCTTCGCCGCCGCAACCGCCCCCGCGATCACGGACGCCGGGATCTCTCCCTCGACCATTGTCCTGACTCCTTTACCTCCCCGGCACGGGGAGGGGGACCGTTCGCCCTCTTGGGCGAATGGTGGAGGGGCAGCCCCGCGGACCACCCCTCCATGATCGCGCCTCAGCTCACGGAGAACCGCAGCACCTTGATCGCCTCCGAATTGCTCACGCATCCCCCGATCCGCTTGGTGGCGTAGAAGTGGACAAACGGCTTGTTCGAATACGGATCGCGCAGGATCTGCGTCTCCGAACGCTCGGCGATCAGATACCCCATGCGGAAGTTGCCGAACGCCACCCCCAGTGCGTTCGCCCCCACGTCGGGCATGTCCTCGGCCTCGACCACCGGATAGCCCAGCAGCGTCGCGGGAGCCCCCGCCTGGAGCGACGGCTGCCACACGAACGCCCCGTCCGACGTCTTGAACTTGCGGATGCGCGCAAGCGTCGCTGCGTTCATCACGAAGCATGCCCCCTGCCGGTACGGTGCGCGCAGCGACTGCACCAGGTCGATCAGCCGCTCCTGCGGGTTCGCGCCGAAGTCCCCCGCCGCCCCGCTCGCCAGATATTGCAGCGTCCCGAAGGCCCGCGTCGCATCCCCGGCTGCCGCGACGGCGGAGCTCAGGAACCCCTTCGGCCGGTTCACCCCGGAACCGGAGACGAACGCCGCCCCTTCCGCCTTGGCGAACTCGTTGGCGATCTCCCCCGCCAGCCATTCCTCGACATCGAACGCCGCATCGTCGAGCATCGCCTGGCTCGCCGCCGGATTGGCGTAGAGCTCGCCCATCGGCGGCGCCAGTTCGGTGAACACCGGAGAGGCGGTCTCGGGCCTCGGCCCGGTCTCCACCGCCCAGCCCGACGGCGTGCCGCCCGTCGTGATCAGCTTGCGATACCCCGCGCTGCCCACCGTCACCACGTTGGCGATCGACCGGATCGGCGAGGCGCTCTTCAGCACCGCGTCGATCTCCCGGTCGATCTCGCGCGGCACCGCATAGCCGCCCGCATCCCCGGTCACCCCGGTGAACGCCTTCATCTCGACGGTCGCGCCCGACCGCACGAACGCCCCGAACCCGTTCGCCGGAGCACTCGCCCCCGCCAGCACCGGCCGCATCACCGCCGCCGTATCGATATTCTCCATGCCTTTGCTCCTTGCTCCAAAGAAAAGGGGAGCCGAAGCCCCCCACGCACGCCCGAAACTCTCGGCCGGTTACTCCCAGGCCGCGTCCACCCGCGCCAACGGCTGCATCGGCTGCGCGACCAGGCTCACCTCGACCAGCGCCGCCCGCCGGATCTCGCGATAGCCCCCCTGCCGCACCTCCAGCGCCCGATACCCGACCGACAGCCCGCCCAGCGCCCCCGACCGCACCAGCCCCGCCACCAGCGGATCGCCGACCTCGCCCCAGACCCGCAGCCCGCGCGCATCCTCCGCCACCGCGACGGTCCCCACCGCCTCCCCCCGGTGCTGCACCAGCAACGGCACCCTCCCCTCCTCCAAGGCGCCCGCCCCGAAAGCCCCGGCGCGGAACACGTCCCCTGCGCGGTCGACCCGGTCGAACAAGGCGGCATAGCCCTGCACCCTCACCCGACCAGCTCCGCAAAGCCCATCTCGACCGCCAGCGCCGCCAGCACCGCCGCCGACACCCAGCCGATCACCGCCTTCCACGCGCTCGTCTTGGCGTCCCGCCACGCCGCCAGCAGGTCGCGCAGCTCCCGCATGTCGCCCGCTGCCCGGTCGTCGGTCAGCCCCAGCCGGGCGAGCGCGCGCGACGCCCCCAGCTCCCCGGCCTCCTCGGCGACCGCGCGCAGGGTCGACAGGCCCGCGCCCTCCTCCACCCCTTGCGCGATCAGCTGCGCCAATATCGCCCCGCTCATGGCTCGACTCCCAACATCGTCCGCTTCTCCTCCGTTGTGAGAAAGTCCGCCGCGCTCACCGATCGCCACAACATCGCCCGGTCCTCCGCCAGCGCGGGCACCCGGTTCAGATCGACGCCGAGCGAAGCCCCCTCGAACCACCCGCTCAGCCCTTGCGCCAACCCCGTCAGCACCCGCTCCGCCAGGGGCAGGATCGCGAGCCGCCACAGCGCGCGGTTCGCCTCCCGGTAATTGGCGTAGGTCGCATCGCCGGGGAGCCCGAGCAGCATCGGCGGCACCCCGAACGCCAGCGCGATGTCGCGCGCCGCCGCGGCCTTGGTGCCTGCAAAATCCATGTCCGCGGGCGACAGCCCCAGCGCCTGCCACCGGAGGCCGCCTTCGAGCAGCATCGGCCGCCCCGCGTTGGCCGCGCCGGAGAAGCTGGCATCCATCTCGCCGCGCAACCGCTGGAACTGCTCGGGCGACAGCGTCGACCCGTCCCCCGGATCGTACACCAGCGCGCCGCTCGGCCGCGCCGCATTGTCGAGCAGCGCCTTGTTCCACTCGGACGCCGCATTGTGGACGGCCACCGCTCCCGCCGCCGCGCCCGCGCACCCCAGCCCGTAATGGTCGTCGACGGGATTAAAGGTGCGCAGGTGCACCACCTCCGGCCGCGGCCCGTCGGCGTGGAGCCGCAGCGTCCGCTCGCCGACCTTGTACCGGTACGCCGCGGGCCAGCCGCCCGCATCGACCTCTACGCTCACCCGCTCGGGCCGGAGCGCGTACAATTCCGCCGCTCCGCCCGCCGCGTCGCGCAGCACCTGCACATACGCATTGCCGTGGAGCAGCAGCTGCGCCGCTGCGACCTCCACCAGCACCTGCCCACCCGACCTTCCGGTCGCCAGCGCGACCAGTTCGGGGTGCGAAGCATGGAGCGGCGCCCCGCCGACGCCCTCGGCCACCAGCTTCACCGCCCGCTGCGCCACCGGGTTGCGCGCATATCCGTCGCGCACCTGCGCCTCGTAGGACAGGGGCCACCCCGCCCCCGCCGCATAGCCGCCCGCCCCACGCGCCAGCGCCGGACGCGACTCCTCGCGCCCGAACTTGCGTCCGAACAATTTCATGACGATTCTCCTGTTGTGGGCCGGGCTTTTGCGCGCGGCACATCACGGCAGTCACCCTCACCCTACCGCGCCTCCGGCGCTCCCTCCCTCTCCCAACGGGAGAGGGAAGGGGCCCGCTCGCCGAAGGCGAGTGGGAAGGGTGAGGGTGAGCCGCCGCCTCCTAAACCACCCCCACCTTGGCCACTCGCCGCTTCCGCAACCCCAGCTCGGTCACCGCCCATACCAGCGCATCGGCCCGGTCCGGCGACCGCCCGGGCCCCTCATAGCCCCCGCCCGCGATCAGCCCGCACAGCTCGTCCTCTAGCTCGGGGAACCGCCCGTGATGCTTCACCCGGCCGCGGGCGTAGAACATCGCCACCGGCTCCGCCCGCGCGCTCTTGCCGACCGACGCATGGACCAGCCGCACCGGCAGCGCCGCATTCGCCGCCAGCAGCACGCTGCGGACCATATCACCACCCTGGTTCTTCTCGGCGACGACGCAATCTGCTTCCCACCGGTCGTAGCAGGCCGACACCGCCGCCGCCCATCCTTCTGGCGAGACCCCGCGCACGCTTGCGTCGTCGAGCACGTGCACCATGCCGTCCCCGTCGACCGCCGCCGCCACGATCCCGCAGGCGTCTCCTCCCGAACTCGCCGGGGGATCGACCCCGATCACCAGCCGCTTGCGCTCGAACGCCTTGTCGCACCGGGACGCCTCGATGGTCGCGCGCTTCCACAGCGCGCCCGCCACATCGTCGATCATCTCGCCGTCGAGCTCCTGCCGCCCCAGCCGGGTGCCGCCATACTGGTCCTCCATGTCGGTCACGAAGGTCTCGGGCAGGTGCGGGTTGTCGCGTGTCGCGCCGACGGTCTGATGGACCCCCCTCATCGCCATGACCCGGCGCATCAGCGCGGTGGGCCTCGGCGTCGTCGTCACCACGGCGCGGGGCCGCTCGCCGGCGCGAAGCCCCATCAGCAGATTGTCCCAGGCGGCATCGCCGCCCCGGCTTCCGCCTCGCCATTTCGCCAGCTCGTCGCACCAGGCCGCATGATGCTCGGGTCCGCGCAGTCCCTCCGGCGCCTTGGCCGAGTAGACGAATGCCCTCGCGCCCGACTCGAAGCGAACCTCGCCGCGCATCCGCGACCAGCGTACCTGCTCCCCCACGCGCGCCACCGCGATCAACCCGCTCGCGCCCTCCACCATCACCTTGGCCACGTCCTCCGCGGTGTTGCCGACCAGCGCGATCCGCGCATCCGCGTGATCTCGCGCGAACTGCGACACCCATTCCGCTCCGCCGCGCGTCTTGCCGTATCCGCGCCCCGCGCGGATCAGCCACACCCGCCAGTCGCCCGGGGGCTCCCGTTGCGCCCCGTGCGCCCAGACTCCCCAGCGCTGGTCGAACTCGCGCCGTCTCGCACCATCGAGCGCGCCGAGCACAACCTGCTTCTCCCGGTCGGGCAGCAGCGCGATTCGGCCGAGCAGCGCGTCGTCGTCACCGGCCGCGCCGCTCACGCGCAGTCTCGCGCCGGCACGCCGGTCGCGACATCGATGATCGCGTCCGTTGTGTCGGGCAGCAGGGGGATCGCCGCGGCACGCTCCGCTTCCGAACGCAGCCGCGTCTCGACGATCTTCAGCTTTCTCAGCAGAACCGTATTGGTCTCCTCGCGGGTGGCGGTCCGCGGCTTGGGCCCGCCTCTGGATGGCTTGCCCGCCATCGCCCCGCGGTGCGTGCCGAGCAGCCTCAGCGCCAGATCGACGTCGATCGGACCGGTGTGCTCGACGTCGCCGTTGGTGATCGACCGCGCGCCGCCGCCCGACAGCGCATGCCCGACGAGCTGCGTCTCCAGCATCTCGTACCCGGCCTCCAGCGCCTCGCCCCAGGCGGCGGCGAACGCCTTGTCCCGTCGCCGAAGGACGTAGATCGATCCGGGATCGACACCGATCGCCTCGGCGCTGTCCCGCACGTTGCAGGTGGAGGCCAGGTGATCGAGAAACGCGGCCTTCAGCTTTCTGGACCAGCGCACCCATCGCCGGTCGGTCGTCCGGCCCCATCGCGGCGCCACTCCCGCATCGTGCACCGCACGTGCGTCGTCGTTCGGCTCATCCAT